TCCAGACGACCTCTGACACCGCCGGACTCAAAAAAGCAAAAAAATGGAGCACGTTTCAGCGCTAAGAAACGTGCTCCAAATCGTACTACATGTCTGTACGTTGTCTGACTGGTCTACATGCGGCCCAAACGCACAGTAGTAGGACCGCCCCTCAGTCGACCAGGTATAGCTCCATTGGCGGAAGCGGTGTCCGTAGGACCACCTCGCCACGCCCTCGACACGACTGCGACAGAATTGGCGCAAAACCGGTGCCAATCAACGGGGAGCGAGGTACTATAACAAGGTTGGCGACAAACGTGCGACGCGAACTCGTCGAAAATTCGCCGCCAGTCTTTATGGCCAGCTTTATGGCCAAGGTTCTCCCCCATGAAAGTCACAGCAAAAAACATCAATAGCCTGCCAGAGGGCATGCACAGAGTCGATAGGTGTCTGTACGTCCGTCAACGGGAGGGCAAGCGCCCCACGTTCTACTTTGTCTACACAATCCTCGGAAAGCGCAAGGAGCTTTCCCTCGGTCCGGTGTCAGTCATCACGATCACTCAGGCCCGCGCAAAGGCCGCTGAGTACCATCATCTCCTAGAGACTGGCGTCGACCCGCAGGCCGCCAAGAAAGAAAAGCTCCGATCCATGCGAGACGCCGGATCGGTTGACAAGGTCGCGTACACTTTCGCCGACCTGCTCCGAGAGGCGCTGCCGACCATCGAGAATGCCAAGCGCTGGAGGAACGCAAAGCACGCTGCGCAGTGGCAGTCCACGCTCGAGACATATGCGCTACCCGTGCTCGGCCCCAAGCCCGTCGAGGACGTGAGCCGCGACGACATCCTTGCCGTGCTTCGCCCAATCTGGGACTCCAAGTCCGAGACCGCGAGCCGCCTTCGCGGCAGGCTCGAGGCCGTCTTCTCCTACGCGATTGCCACAGGCAAGCGAGTCGCAGCGAACCCTGCGACGTGGAGAGGAAACCTCGACCTCTTTCTGCCGCCACCTTCTCGTGTCCAGAAGGTCGAGCACCATGAGTCGCTCTCCCTTGATGAGACTCGGGCGCTCCTCGAGGACTGGAACTCGCCCAAGTCGATCAGTGCGAGCGCGATTGTCTTCGGCATCCTGACCGCCTCACGCGTCGGAGAGTTCGTCAAGGCGCGATGGGACGAGATCGACTTCGATGCCCGAGTCTGGTCCGTGCCGCCCGAGCGCCGAAAGGATCAAAAGCCATACCCGCACCGTGTGCCGCTTTCCGACCAGGCTGTGTACATCCTCAGCCAAATCGAGCGGAAAGGCGAGTGTGTCTTTGCCCGCTCAGCAGGTTCACACATCTCACTGGAGACGCCGCGCGTTGTGCTACAGAAGAAGGTCGGCCACGGCACGATGCACGGGTTCCGCTCGACTTTCCGAGATTGGGCGGCAGAAAACGGCATCGACCAGGTGCTTGCAGAAAAAAGCCTCATGCATGCAACCGGCAACGAGGTCGAACAAGCGTATCAACGTTCTGATTTGCTCGAGCAAAGGCGGACCGTTATGCAGGCATGGGCTGACACGATCATGCCGAAGAAGTGACATTTTCCGCGAGCACAAAAAAAGCGCCCCACCTACCGTTACTGGTAAGTGGGGCATTTTCATAGAAAACCGCGCGGAGTGAGCGTCATGCAGGTACAGATAGGCTTGCGCGGTGTTGTTGCAGGGAGTTTAGCACTTCACCGGCTCACAATCATCGCAATAGCGTCTTTGTCTATCGCAGTGCGCTCAGATAGTTCGACACCTCTTCGAACCAACTCCGTGCCTCTTTCGAGTAAGTCTGCGCAGCGGGCAAGCTGCTTTCTTTCAGCGTCGCAGGTACCACCGGCGGATGCGGACAATCGACTGCGAGCGTCGGCTGCTTGCTTGCGCACCCGGTCAACGTCATCAGACAAACGCTCGACATTAGCCAAAGCTTTGTCACGCTCTTCCCACGCCTCGACAAGGGACTGATGCTGCACTCTTTCTTTCTCACGATACTTCTCCTCAAGCGCTTGAGAGCGGGATGCGTAATCCTCGCGAAGGGCCGCGATATCCTCTCCGTAGAGCGCTGCGGCATACTGGTAGCCAGCAACGGAACAACCGATCGCTAGAGCTAGAGCACAAAAAAATGTTACTCGATTCGTCATTAAGGAAGCCTGCGATAAAGATCAAATCCAAAGCACACGAGAATCAGCATGTTGCGGTTGAACACGTCCTTCACCATATCCCCGCGCCACTTCCCAACCCCTTCGTTTGAAAGATGTGTTGGATAACTGTGGAACTTGAGCCAGGTTATTGGAATTTGAGCCAGAAGTGCGCCTATCAAAATCATGCCGAAGGTCCGCTCCCACGGGCTGTAGAGCTCTTCAATGAAATCCGGCATCAGAGCCCATCCGTTTTCTTTCGCGATATCCGACACAGTTCCGACAAACACAAGCCACAACATCAGAACCAATACAAACGACGCGGCCGAATAAACGGCATATTCTCGTCTCGTTAGGTTTCGGTCAGACACAATAAAAGCCTTCAGAAAAGCGAAATAGAATATGGATAAAGAAGCTATAATTGTCCTCATAGAACCTCAGTGCAAAAAGGTCTATCAAAAGCCGTTCGGTCGCCACAACCGAGCGGCTTTAATTTTATCCGTCCCTACAGCTTGAAACCCTTCACGGGATTCAGGTAGATACCGACGTACTGTGCCTTCTTGTCTCGGGATCCCCACAGCTTCCAACCCACGTTGATCCGCACACAGCACGGCCTGCCGAGCAACCTGTAGTGCTTGATGTAGTACAGCTGGAACGCGATGAGCTTCCCATCGCGGCGGCAACGCCTGCGGCACGTGCCTGACACGCCGTTCGTGTCGGAGGCATTCTCATCGCCAGTCACCTCCCACGAGTCGCTCGAGCGCACCTCGACCCCGAGCACATTGATGTCGAAGCCGTAGCATGTGTTGCGCCACATCCACGCGACTCGACGTTTGTACGTCGCCCAGGCATCCGTCCCCGGCCATCGTTGCCAGTGGCCCTCGTCGCCGTCTGCGTCGTTGTCGTCAGTGGCGAACCAATCGAGCCATTTCGGCAGACGGTGCGTTTCCTTGTCCACGAAGAACGGAAGAACGGGCGCGAGGATCAAGCCGACGAGAAGCATCAGGTAGCTCAGAGGCATCGAAAGAAGCCAACGCAAGTAGACCATCTCAGTCCTCCCCAAGGAAAAGCTTCGCTTCGGACTTGCGGCGGCGGACGAGCCCCGGAAGCTCCTTGCCGCCCGCCTTCGTGATGTCGAGGAACTGATGCGCGGCCTGCTCGACGTCGCCTGCATTGAGGGCCCTCATGAGCCTCGGGCAGTTGTGCACGACGTAGGACGCGCCCACGTTGAATGCAAGGCTAACGAGCGCGACGTACTGGCCCTCAGTCACGTGCACATTCACGAACGGCGCAAGGGCCTTGACCACGGCCTCGATGTCCTTGCGCAGGAGCTCACGGCTCTGCGCGTAGGTGATCTCGTCGCCCTCATGCACGTCGGGGCCAGTGTGGCCGACGCCGATCGTCCAGATGCCCGCAGGGCACTTGTACGCCGTCAGCTTGCACCCCTCCCAAGCCTCGATAAAATCCATTGCGGACTCAGCCGAATACTCGCCAAAAGTCTTCATTTCAAATCCTCCTTATCCAGACCAAGGCGCTTCTGCAGAACGACCTCAAGAAGACGGATCACCCGCGTGCCGCCCCACCCTGCAAGGCCAGATAGCGCCCCGCATAGCTGAGGCGGGAAGCCTTCGTACGCAAGAATCTCGTATGAGATCAACCCGCACACGGCGCTAATCGCACCATGTAGGAAGAACTCTCTCCAAAGAAAAGCCTTACCTTCCTGGACCTTGAGCAAATATGAAAGCCAGCCGCAGATCGTCGCAAAACCACCTGCGGCGGCCAGAATCTGCCCGTCACTTAAATCTCTGTATGTCATATAACCTCCCGCATGCTCTGAGTCTCTTACGCTTTGCAAAGCACACGCGCACAAAAAAACTCCCCCGAGGGATATTCTTGAGGGAGTTGACGTTGGTTTAGGGACGCGAAGCTCAAAGAAAGGGGACCCCGCAGTTCTCAGAAAAAGGCCGCGCAGACATAGCCGGCGACCGCGCCAACCAAAAAACCAACCGGTCCCCAGAAGAGCCGAGTCTTGCGTCGCGTCTCCGCATCGAGCAGAGCCTTCTGGGCTTCCACCTTGGCGATTAGCTCGTCCGTCACTTCCTCGACCTTGACGCCGAGTTTGTCGAGCCATTTCTGCACTTCTTTTTTCGTCATTTCAGTCACCTTTTCCTTCAGCGCCTCTTTCAGCGCCTTGACAATCAAATCCCACATATGAAAAAACCGCCAGAAGGCGGTGTGATAAAGTTATGTGTACGTACCCTGCTCTGCTCATGGTTGATCCAACAACCTTGAGCCATTTTTGCATCCATATCAAATATGTTTCAAAATGTCGCCAACCTCCATACTAGAATCCCACATCTGAACGCCACCCTAGCATCCACCTATTCGAAATACCGAAAGTTTTTCCCAAAAATCGTCCGTCCACTGGTGGAACAGTACATCTACAAGATCAGTATCGATGCATTCGATAGTTGTTTCTCTCTCGGTAGTAACTGTTTGGCCGCCACGATCCTTAGGGAGATCAACCTTCGAAAATGCAGCGGTCCATTCGACTGGATTGCCGGCCTTCCGTACCTGACAAAGTTGGAACTCATTGAGAAACGTTTCTCAGGAATGTTGAACCGCGAAGATCTGGAATACACGGAACAAAAAGCACCGGAAGGCACCATTCATGTTTTCAATCGCAAAAATAACGCTCTATTCATCCACGACTTCAAAGACGACTCAGAAGAAGATTATCAGCGCGTAACGGAAAAGTACGCCAGAAGACAGAAGCGTTTCTTTTCATTGACAACCAACGCCAAGGTTATGTTGCTGTATATCGAAGGCGGCAACGACAACTACGATTACGTCGAAAATATTGACGACGTAATCGAGGCCACTTGCCGCGTTAAACGCAACTTGAATGCAAGACGACTATCCGTCATTTTGTGCATAAAATCTGACCAGAATTACAACTTCACCGATGTTTATGAACGAGACGGTTGTGAAATTTACATTCAGCGCTTTGACTCCAAAGCTCTGAAAGCCGGCGAATGGACGCCGTATTCTACGGTGAACGACCTAACCAAGCGAACGATCGGGATTGCAGTCAATAGAAATTGACAGCCTTAATCTCTATGTGGTTCGCTCAAAATCACCTATCCGTAAGCACAATCGGTGCATCTTCGCGCGGGAAGCCTTCCTATGTCGGCACACCTCCCTATAGACTTTTGAGGAGTTGATAGAACACGATGCCCCATCAAAACCTCATTTGCGAGAACGTAAACTCAATGGCATCAAGCTCATCAACGTTTTCTGCTGCCTCTACCTGAGTACGATACGCCCATTTTTGAGCGTAGAGCGCCTGGGCATTCTGAATAATCTCGACCTGAAGTGTTTCTACCTGAGCCTTGTTCAGCTCGTGAAACTCGTTATTGTAGTCACAAAACATCGTAGTGCCATCGCCGATTGTTCTAAGGATGCCTTCAACGTCGCGATTCGCTCTGTCGTTCGCATCAATCTCAAATCCCAACGAGGAGAAAACGTGAGCGTCCGATTCTGCTGTTTCATGCGCCGCGTTGAGTCCATCGAGTTTTCTGGCTTTGACATTCGGAAAACTGTTGTATTCCGCCTCAGCCTCTTGACGCTCTTTCTCGAGTTTGTCTTTTTCGGCTTGCCACAAATCAACGTAAGGCTTCACATAGTCATCATAGTGTTCTTCGCCGAAATGATTTGCGGTAGATTCCCCTTTAATCTGATACGAACATTGCCCACTAACATTCCACCAAATTTCAATAATTTCATTGGCATCTACATCAGTCGGCAATTTTTTCATTTGTTCGCGCGTAAAAGAAAAACTAAGCCCGTATTTATTGACATAAATAGTTTGCCGATCAAATTGAACTAATACCTCTAAATCTTTCATGTCTTTTACTCCCATTAAAAATTAAGCCGTGCGTTTCCAAATATTAACGACTTCATACGGCGGCATGTTGTTATGAGCATTACCACTACCAGATTCTGCTACAGAGCCACCACTAGTCGTGTAAAAACTGTACTTATACGTTGCACCATTAGCTGCACCGCCACCAGCACCATTACCTTTAGCGGTTTGAGAAAACGCCCCGTTCGTAGCATCGCCGTTCCAACAATGCGTTGCGGTAAACTGACCAGTCGAACTAACGCTACCAATACCGTGTTTGTGCCGCGGCATTTCGCTTTCAGTAAGCGTATGCATCTCTTCGCCACCCGTCGCTCCGACTCCCCGACTACCCGCACCAAGCAAGAAGCGATTTTCAACCTTTACCCAAGTACCGCCCCATGAGACGTTAGGGTCGAAAGCTACATCGGCAGAGAGATAGGTCGTACCAACAGGGAAATATGCATCCAAAACAATCTTTTTGACGGCTACCGCAAGCGACACATCGCCATTTCCATCTGCAAAATAGCCATTGATCGAACGCACATGCGTCCGAACGGTCCATTCAACCGTCCCGTCTGCAATGACCTGACCATGCGTGACACTACGCGTATCGAGCAGCTCCGCGCTCGTCTTCCCCGCCTTCGTGCATTCGAGGAAGCGCTCGTACTGGAAGGCGCAGTCCACCTTGTCGCCGACTTGGTACGCCGTTGACTTGCGTCTGAACTCGTTGATTTCGTAGATCAGCTGAGTGCAGACCGCCGTCTGGGGAGCTTCATTCAAAACGTCCTCTTCAGCAGCAAGGCGCACGAGACCGGCCTTGCTCGTCGTAGCGTTCGGAAGCGTCACTTCGCCGGATGCGTCAGGCGCGATGCTATTCACCGTCTTCACCGCGCCAGACTCGCTCCACTTTCCGAAGGTCACCCCATTATTGCAGTTGCGCCAGAAGGTGCGGACCGTGTTGTCGGTTAGGTTCGGGACGTAGCAGACCTGCACGATGTTCCCGCTGACAGGAGCACCCGTGTCATAAGCCTGCACGATGCAGAAGGTGCAAGCGATCGGTGTATTTTTCAGCGTCCCACTGCAGGCCCATGTTTTGTCCTCAAGCAGCGTGTTCAGGTCCGCGTTGGCGATCTGGATCGTGTGATCTCGCTTATTCGCCAAGCCCTTCGTCAGCTCATCTTTTGTCGCCAGATGACTCATGTCGACATCGATCTGAATGTCGCCATTGCTGTCAGGCTTCTTCTTGTTCACAGTACGCACGGCGTCTTCGACATTTTCGACGCGCGTAATCGGAAACTGAATGACGGGGTTACCCGCCTCATCCGTCGTCGTAAAGACGATGTCCTGTTCTTTCAGAGCCATTATTTAGCCCCCTCCTTTGTATTCAGCCCGTAGTCAGGCTTTGACGTAGAGCGATCTCGAATCGCGCTGCACGTCTTGTGTTTCGCGAAGTCCGAAGCCTCAGCCTTTGTGACGACCTCGGACTTCTTTGCGAACTCTTTGCTAATTTGCTGACTCTGCTTCTCTTTGAAGTGAGCCAGCCCTATCAAATCAAGAAAAGAGTTAGCCATCGGAATGCCCCCTTATGCAAAGAGGGCGTCGATCTCTTCGTTCGTAATGCCAGTCATCGTGATCATCGGAGCCATCGGGTCCCAACTCGCGCCATTCCAAACGACATTCATCCCGGCGTCGATCTGATGAGCAGGATCGGCAGTCTCGACGTTGTACATATCGCCGGCTTTCACATCCTTGGTCGGCAACGCCGCATAGTTTTCGACGGAACCCTTGTAGTTCACAGCGCTCGCAATGTCCGTTTTCAGCGCGTACGGCGTGAGATCGATATTGACGCCCTTAGTTGTGATCGGCAGAGCGCCGCCGTTGACGCTCACCTTTTCGAGTACGTTCACTTGTGCGCCCACAGCGACTCCTTGCAGCTTCGTGAAGTCGGCAGCAGACATCAGACCCGCAGCATCAGCCGTGGCCGGACCATACGTCGTGTCCTGCGCCGGGATACCAAGAGCCGTAATGTCACCCTTGACGACCTTCGTCCCGAGAGTGACGTGCCCGTTACCGTCGGTCGTGATTTTGTAGAGACCCGCCGCAAGAGCGCCTGCCGTCACGGTCGGATGGACATAAACGGGCGTCTCAACGTCATTGATCTGGATGTTCCCGTTCGTTTCAGAGTTTTCGACCTTCGTAGCCTGAGCCGCGATACCTTGCAACTTGGCGAAGTCTTCCTTGCTCATCAGACCGTCTTTCTGAGTCGTTGCAAGCTCATAGATCGTCTGCGGCATCGTCACCGTTGCGAGCGTTGCACCAGAGACGCTCTTCAGCGTGATCGTGCGCCCCTCGATCGTCATCTGCCCGGCAACGACCGTCTTCAATTTGCTGTCGTAATGAGTCAAACCTTGCTTATCTAAAAATGCATTCAATTCACTCATTTTTCTCACTCCTTTTACGATTAAAAAAGATTGTCAATGAAAGAGTTGTCAATGCTTTCGACGTGAGCCCCCTCGCCTGGTTTACCAGGTTCTCCGGGTTTTCCGTCTGCCCCATCCTTGCCCGGAGGTCCCTGGATGCCAGGAACCTCTACCGTGACGACCTTTGGAGCAATATCGCTACATTAACCTTCGATGTAGATTTCTTCAGTTAAAGCAATTTTTCTGCGAAACTTCTCACGCCTTAGGCTTGCATCTGACACGGGTCACCTCCGGAGAAACTTTGATTTTTCCTTCAAGAATCCTTGTGATTGCACCGTCCGGAGACTCAAGCTCAATGTCATAAAGCACCGAATCGCCCGGATATTGCTCGGTGTTTTCGTGATTGAACTTCGCTGTGATTTTCCCGGCAGGGCTATCAATAAGAAGGCGACCATTACACGTTGTCAGCGTGTCAATAGCCGCCTCGCTGAATGCGTACCGGCGCACCTGCATGGCAGCCGAGTACCCACTCAAATCAATCGGTCCACTCTTATCTCGCAAGACGAAATAGACAACCTTGTCCGAACCTTGATCGAGAGAAAAGTTGTGAACAGCAGCCATTCCCTCACCTCCTTCAACTCAAGCCATAGTCAGGCTTTTCAGGAGCACGATCCCTTTGATCGCCAACGTCCTTCGAGAGATTGACCGAGATCGTTCCGTCTGCTGCAACATCGACGTTCTTGCCAATCTTGATGTGGCCCAGCTTGTCAGCAGTTGCAGCCGTCAGCTCGTGGACGATGCCAGTTGCGGCAGCGCCCGTCTGGTCGACGGCTTCAGGAGCTCCGCCCGCACCTGGACGGATCAACTTCCCCGCATTCTGGGCGGCCATGAGGCTCTTGTATGCCTCGTCCGCGACTGCCACCTTGTCTGCGGGCATAACGTCCACAGACACGATCTCTGTGCAGTAAAACGCGCGTTGAGACGCGCTGTAGTAGTAAGCCATCCTGTCCTCTCCTTTCAGAATCCGAGCGCCATCCAGAGCGCCTGGACCTTTCCGTTTGCGTTGTGCTTGAAGGTCGTGTTCCCCTTCGTCAAACCAGTGGCAACGAAGTCCGCAGCAACCTCACCAGTAGGCGTCGCGTTCGCGAAAACGGCGCTCGTCGGGAAAGCAACTGGGAAGGCAACAACGGTCGAGCCATCGGATGCAATCGAGGCTTTTCCCCACTGCACGATCAAACCGTTCGGCAACTTCTGAAAGCCGCTGTCGCCGTGATTCTTCAAGAAGGCAGAAAGCAAGCCAAACGGCGTCACTGCCTTTGTGTTTTCCTTGCCAGCAAGCACTTCCGCAGGCACCGCGATGCGGATCAAACCGGTGCGGCTTTCCGTCGATGTCCGTGCGCTGAGGCTCTTCGGAGTGACAGCACGCGTCCCATCTGTTCCTGCAATCGTTTCTTCATTCGTCGCAAGTTCAACGACACCGAGAGTCGTGGTCGTCGCCGGCGGGTTCAGGAAGTTCGTATCTCCGAACGCGATCGAATCTGCAGAGAAGTCCGTCACAGCAAGGTCAATCGCGAGCAGAGCCTGCGACTGCGAAGCCTTCTGGATGATCGGAACTGTCTGAGAGCAAACCGCGAAAAGGGTTCCGCTCGCCGTGTAGAGGCCGACCTCGTAGACCGTGTAGGCCTCGGCCGAATCATCGCGGGCCGCAAGGTGGATGACGTTGTCTCCAACCGCACCGCCTGCGATGGTCGTCAGACGCTTGAACTCTTCCTTCAGAGCCGTCATATCACCAGTCGGCGTGTATTGCCCCGTGCCGTAGCCCACCTCTGTAATGACGACGGGCGCGGTTCCAGACTGCTCCGCGTTGACTACTTCGGCCAAGCCGGCATCTGTGATCAGAATCGTATTGGCCATTATTTGGCACCTCCTTGTTTCGCAAGAGCCGCCGCCACAGCTGCATCCACAACGGCCTTCAGCGTTGCAGGCGTGATGAGCTTCGTCGTCGACGTGCCAACTTTCGCTTCCTCAACTGTCGCAATTCGCGCATCGAGTGCAGCCTTTCCAGTTGCGGGCGTCATTGCTTTCAGAGCGTCTGTTCCTGCCGTAGCTTCAACCGAAGAAGCGATCTGTATCAGCCCCTTGGCGGCTTCACTTGCGTCCGGTGTTGCCTCATCGACAACAGTCTTCAAACCCGCAGGCGTCACAGCGCGTTCTTTGTCCGTCCCCGCTTTTGCCTCTGCTTCGGTCGCCAGTTCGACAAGCCCGTTTCGTCCAGTCGTAGCTTTCAAGCCTCGAAGGCCGAGAGGCGTCACATAGAGCGTCCCGGACTTCCCTTCAATCGTTTCCGCTTCGGAAGCAGCCGCGCCTTTCATGGTCGCAGGCGTGAGAGCAGCCGCGCCTTCCGTTCCCGCCTTTGCTTCGGCTTCCGATGCTGTGCGGATGAGACCCGCACGGTCTGCGGTAGAAGTCAAGCTCTTCAGACCGGCGGGCGTCACAGCTCGCTGCGAATCGGTTCCGGCCTGCGTTTCTTCGTCAGTAGCAAGCTCAACAATCCCCGCATTCGTAGTTGTTGCAGCAGTGAAAGAGAAAGACACGTCGCCGAAAGTTATGTTCCCGGCATTCACGCCTTCGAGCTTCATGTCGATAGCAAGCAGAAGATTGCTCTTCTCCTGCTTCTCAATGATCGGTACGTTCTGCGAGTAGACCGCGAAAAGCGTCCCATCAGAAAGGAAAAGCCCGAACTCGAACACTTCATACGAGCCCGGGCCGTCATCCTTGCACGCGACGTGAATCGCGTTGTCGCCTGCTTGCCCACCTTCGAGGATCGGCATGCGCTTGACTTGAGCTTGTAGTTGTGTCTGCTCCTTGGTTGGAGTGTATTTGCCGGTGCCGACGCCGATTTCCGAAATCGTGACGGCGTTCGTCCCGGTCTCTTTTGCGTTGATGACGGCCTGAATACCTGCCGTCGTCAAAACGATGTCCATAGGAATCCCTCCTTATTTTGCAAGCCCGACGAGCGAGCGCATCGCGATAGGTCGTGCCCCGACGAAAATGCCGACTGCCGCATCGATGTCACGGCTGACAATTTCTTCAGAGCGAATACGCGCGTAAGCTACCGGGCGCAGATAGCCGTCGATCCCGAGCCCGCCATCCAGCTGACGAACGAGTACGAATGTGTAGTGCGAACGGACCGGTTTCGCGTCGTCGACGAGCGCGAAAAGGTCCTCCTGCATTTCGGCATCAAGCGTGCCGTCGATGTTTCCAAGCGTCGCCTGAATCTCGAAAGTGTGCGGAGTTCCCTTCGGCTCCATCTGCCACCACTCTTTAATGGTCGCAGCCGATCCAATCGAAGAAACCGCATCCTTGACAGCACGAAGCGTCCCTTTCTTTCGCTTTTCACGCACAACGTTTTTCAGGACGCTACGCTTCAAAGCAACGGGCCACGAATCACGCCAGACGCTCGCATCCCACCCGTAGGCGACATGATCGAGCTGAGTGCTCGTGAGTTTGTCAATGCTGACGTAAATCGACGGAAGATCAACCGCCGCCGTCATATCGAGCAATTGCTTGTCGAGCGCCGTCGCGCTGTGTCTGACGTTGTCGTCTTGAGCAATGGAATCAGGAAGTAAGTCGCTCAGCCTTACCTCCGCAAGCCCCTTACTCATCCTTGTAGCCCTCGTAAACGATCTTCACGCCAGTGCATTGGGCGACCTGGTCGCTTTCGAGCTTCTGGAAGTCAACTGGCTTCATCGTCGGGTTGTCGATGCGCGAAGCTCCCGCCTGCATGACGTACTGAATGAGCCTTGCAGGGAGAATGTCGCGACCGATTTTTCCTTGCTGCCACACGCGGTATTTTTCGACCGCCCTTTCGACATCAGATTTGATCTGCTCGGCGCGCGAACTGTCCTCGCGACTGATCCAGTAGTGAATCTCGAGCTCGTAATTCACGGCCTTCGGCGCAAGCACCTGAACGAAGTCCGTGAGAGGTCGACGCGTTTCATCACTCAAGTACGCATCGATCTGCTCAAGCGTTTCTTTGGAAGGCAATTCGCCGCCCGCAAGAAGCACATAGACATCGACCTCGCCCGGTGTCGGGGAGGTAACGGAAACGTCAAGCACGGAGCTCGACACGCTCTTCGCGTGATAAACGTACGCCTTCTCAGGCCCCGCAACAGAGAAGCCGTTCGGTGCGAGTCGAATGCGCTCGGCAAGGGACTCGTCACTTTCCGCTTCAGAGCCGCCTGTCGTGATGGTTGTGTTCTCGGCTTTCGCTACGAACGTCATTGGCTTGACGATGGTGTTGACCTGACCGGCAAGGTAGTCGTTGCCGACCGTCCCTGCAACGGTGCAGGATGCCGTGACGCTCCCTTCGAGCTTACCTTTCTCAATATTGAGTTCATGGTCCGTCGCGAATGTCACAACACCGTTCGTCACCTCAGTTCCTGCAGGGATCGTGTAGACCGTCGCCAGAGCCTGCGAAAGCGTGAATTTGATCGTCGTGACGGCCTTGCTTTCAGAAAGACGCGTAACGCTCAAAAGCGTGCCGAGTGCATCGAGGTAGCCGTCCTGAGCATATGAAAGCAGGTTCTGCTGCGCCGCCAGATTCACAGCCGTGCGCTGTTGAATGATGACGGCAGCAAGGCTCAAAAGGTAGAGTCGTACGGGGTCGCCCGCCGCGAGGGTTCGCCCACTTGCTTGTTCGTACCCAGTGATAATCTCGGCCTTGATGGTCTCGGCGTCCGTTTCAAGGAATTCAACCGCCGGCAAGTGCCAACGGGGAATTGTTTCAGCCATGTCTTATTCCTCCTCTCCGATTTGCACAACAACGCGCGGTTTCAAAATACCGTCCATTGCGCTCGCAGTGTCCTCGTCAAAGTCGACAGACACGACCGTTGCTCTTGGCTCGTACTCCTCAATCGCGTCAATCACCTCAGACCGCATCAGCATCTTTGCTACCGGCATTGGTTTGTCGATATGCGCCCACGTCAGCCCGAAGTCTCGGTCCAGAGGAACGGAGCCCTTACGCGTGCTGAGGATCGTCCGCACGTTCTGCAGAATCTCTCGCACCTCGTCAGACGGCGCGAAGTCGACTTGACTTGATAGCGTCACTGTGTACTGAGCCATTACGCCGCCTCCTTCAAGGTGATGCTGACCTCTGCAGAGACGCAGATGCCAAGGTTGTTGTGATACTTGCGCTCTTCACCGATTGATTCGATTACGAACTTTCCGAGATAATCTGGACCGATGAGCAAACGCTCAGCCTGTTTCTTCTCGAGCATTTTCTTGAGCTGAATGAGCGCTGCCAAAGGCGGGGTCCCGAGCATCGAGTTCAGCTGAATGTTGAAGCTGACCTCTGTGAGTCCTGGACCGATGTATTCAAGAACGGGTTTCTTGCCTATCACTTCGTGCGTCGCCCATCGAACCGAGCGTGAAACTGACAGGTCCTTGAAGGTGAATGTCACTGCACTACTGCAGAGAAAAGGCAGTTTGCCGAAAAGACCAACTGCCGAAAATCCCAGGCCCATTTTCTCCTCGCCTCCTTACAGCGGCGGACTCGTCGGAGCGCCGTCGCCTTGTTCTTGATGTTTGTGCTTCATGAGGCTGATGCCGCCCGCCGTCACGTCGCTCGAAGCTTCGATCTGGCCCTGCAGCTTCATGTTCCCTGTGACCGTCACCGCAGCACCTCCACCTCCGCTGACGGCGAGTCCGCCCTTTCCGGTGATGAGACCGGCGACATTCAGAACACCGGTAACGTCCGTCTTCGGCGTGTCAAGCGTTATGCCCGACGAGGCGTTGACCGTCGCGGTCGTGCAATTGATCGTCACCGCATTCGGCACCGTGATAGAGCCATCCTGTCTATTGAACACAACCTCCGTGCCTTCAATCGTGACGGTGAGCTTGTGCTCCGCTCGGTCGTAGCAAACGCGCGTGTCGTCGTCGAAAACTACCGTGCGGCGGTTTTCCGTCGATTCCGGAGGCGTCACCTCTCCCGCGTAGATCGAACCGAGAATGATGCCGTCTTCCTGCCCCTCGCCGAAGAAGAGCACGATGGCGTCCTCGCCGACGTCGGGCATGGCGTAGTCGTGATTCTTGAGCGTGTTGCGCTGAAGAACGGGTAGGTCGTAGCTCACGAGTCCATCCTCGTCGTCGAAAACAACGCGAGCAGTACATTTCGCAGGATCGATGCTCGATACCTCACCAATTTTGATGAGGCTCGGCACATCAGGAACTTTCCAAAGTGCGTCCATGCCGCACCTCCTCAATAGTTGTTGTTGACGCGTCGAACCGAAAGGCTCGTCACGTAGCCGCTCGTGCTGACGCTGTGCGAAGCGCTCTCGATGATGAACGCCCCATCGAACGACCCGAAGCCTTTCAGATTGATGACGACACCCGCCACAAGGGACGTGTCGCCGACAAGAGAAAGGCTACCGGTCATCTTTCGCAGATTGAGCTTGCGCAGCGTCGCTTTGGCGATCCGCTTAGCTTCGGAAATTGAAGTCGCACGCTTCTTGACCTGGTACTCCTGACCGTTGTCATCGGCGTTCGGGTCGACGTAGGTGTACGTCATGACGGCGGGATTTTTCTTCTCTGGAACGGCATCGATGTCGTACTCGTTCGACGTGTAGCCGCCTGCGGAGGACTTCTTCTTTTCCTTAGGGTTGCGGTATGAGATCGTGCAACTCTTGTACGTCTCAGACTGCTGCGACTCAAAGTCCCACGAAAGAATGTCCGAAACGCCCAGCGTGAGTGTTTTGACCGGCTTCTTCTTCTCGTAGAAAGCCTGGTCGAAGATCACAATCTGCGAGTCCGTCACCTTGATCGAAAGCCCGGCGTCTTCACATAGGCGCGAGAGAAACTTCAAGTTGCTTTCTGCCTTCTGATCCTGTCGGTCGTAGCTCGGGTTCTCCTTCGAATCAAAGAGGAGCTTGACTTTCGCGGCCGCCGCGATCTCCTGAGCGATGCCCTTGAGCGTCTTTTTCTCCCAAGCCTTCGTGATCATCTTGCGTCGGATCGGCGTGTTCATCGGGATCGACACTGCGCGCATCTCGAAGACACGAGGCGAGCCACTGGTGCGGAGCGAATCGACGAAGAACTTTCCGCAGAAAAGCTCGCGCCCTTTCTTCCCATCAACCGTCCCGGATGCGATGTAAGCTCGGACGACTTCACCGCCGTCCGGCTTCCACTTGCTCGCCCACTTTCCCGTCGGGTCCTTCAAAGTGATGCTGATTTCGTCAGCCTCATTTGTCTCTTTGTCGTCGTACGTGAAAGAGAGCAGATCCGGCAGAATGTCCTCCGACACCGACTTGCTGGCTTCGGTGAAGAGGAGCCTCAAATAGGTCTGGATAGGTCCGCTCATCGCGTCCCCTCCTGACGTTTCCAAGGCGGCAGGTTCTCAGCAAACTCCATCGAGTCAGTGTCAATGTCCGGCACATTGAGCACGACGCCCGCACTGAAGAACGCCGTCTTCCGGTGCTGTAGGTTTGCGCGGATCAACTGATCCATCAACGCTTCGGAGCCATAGACTCGTTTGGCGATGATGTCCCAGGTGTCCATCGCGCGGGTCTCATACGTTTTCACGTTGCCGCCTCCTTTAAGCAAAAGATAGACGCTGCTGATCCGCCCAAAGGCGGCGCAGGTCCTTTTCAAGCTGTCGGCGACCTTCATCAAGGCCGCGCTTCACGCCTTCATAAGCGTCGCCAGAGCCGCCCGACACGTTGATGACGGGAGCGAAATTGACGGTGATGCCGCCACCTGCCCCAACGCCCGCACCGAGCATCGAGGAGAGTTTCGAGAGTGGAATGACCGCCTCGGGTTCTCCGCCTTCGCCGATGTTCGCGAGCGTCGAGCGCGTCGCAATGCCGCCCTCGGCAAGCTGTGGAATCTTCGGCAGGTTGACGCCGAAGGTCTGCCCACCGAACTTCGGCACCCAGTCAGGAATGTCCACGCTGATGCCGTTGATGGCTCCAATCGCGCCGTTCACAAGGTTGATGACGTTGTTGATCGGCGCCTTTGCGAGTCCAACAAGGGCCTTGAAAGCATTCGAGAAGATGCCCTTCACGTTCTCCCATGCGGCAGACCACTGCCCGGTGAAAACGTTCTTCACAAACCCAATGAGGTTCGAGAAGACGCCCCAGACGTTCTTCGCAATGTCGGCAACGATCGCAAAGTTCGCCTTCACGACCGAAGCGATGTTCGGAAAGTTCGACGAGAACGCGCTCCAGAGCTCAACCGCCTTCGCTTTGATGGTGTCCCAATTCTTGTAGACCGCGAGCCCTGCGCCGACGAGCAACGTGAAAGCCGTGATGACGATCCCGACCGGGTTCGCCCGCATGGCCCCAGTCAGCAAGATCATCGCACCGCGCATCAACTTCGCAGCCGTGGTCGCAGCCGTGACGACGAGTTTCCACGCGCCGAGCGCAATGGCCTGCGCCTTCGAGGCCGCTGTCGCGAGCACCGTGCTGTTTCGCATCAAGGTGATGGCCTTCTGGATGTTCAGGAAGCCCTTGTACATTGAGATGACGGGGCTCGCCAAAAGCGCGAAGACAAGGCGTAACGCATGAAAGGCAGCCACAGAGCCGAGGATCGCGCCACCGACCTTCATGGCCGTCAGAATTAGCGACTGATTTTCACTCACCCACTTGATGACGCTCTCGCTATTTTTCACGAAGGCTTCCGCCGACTTTCGAACAGCTGGAAGAAGAGCCGTCCCGATCCCGCCGGCGACTAGCTTGACCGCGTTACCTGCAATCTGCAGGGAATTCGAGGTCGTGTCAGCCCTGGACTGGAATTCCTTCAGCATCGAACCGGCATACTGAGCCGGATCGGAAATCATCGCAAAGTTTCCTGCAAGCAGGTCGCCCTGCTTGGCAAGCGTTGCCACCGCAGACTTCACGCCCGCTTCGTTACCGAATAGAGCGCCAATGATCGAGGACTTCTGGTCTTCTCGCAAGCCGTTGATGCGCTTGAAAACGTCCTGAATCGCCTTTTGAGCGTTCTCAGAGTTCGATGTCATCATGTGGGCCATTTTGCCCGCATCAATGCCGAGCTCTTCCATCGCCTTCTTCTGCCCCTTTGTTGCACCTTCACCAGACGACAACGCGTTAATGAAGGACATCATCGACGTCGAAGCTACTTCAGACGAAACGGACGCGGATCGGAAGGACCCTGCCAGAGCAGCAATCTGCTTCTCATTCATCGCAGTCAAGCCCTTAAGAGCACCACCAGATCGAGCAAGCACCTCGACAACATCCTTGGCGGATGCCGATGTGGTGTTGCCGATCTGGTTGACGATGTCAAACATCGCCTTACTCTGCTCGATGTTGATGCCCATCTTGGACTGGATGTCCGCGTATGCAGCACCGACCTCATCCCCCGTCATATCGAAGGCGATGGCCATTTGGTTCTGAATCTCAACGAGCTTCAGAGCCTCGTCAGCCGTCTTTGCGATACCGGACTGGAAGGCGTTCGCCGCCATCGCTGTCATGTCCTCAGTGCTCTTCGCGTATTGGAGCGAGAGCTTCTGGATGCCATCAAAGACTTGCTTGTAGTCGTCCGAGAACTTGCGAAGTTCAGCCTGTTGGTCTTCAAAGCTCATCGCCTGCTTGACTGGAGCACCAGCTGTTGCGGCAACCGTAGCGCCAATGCCCATTAGAGCGCCCGCGCTCGAAGACCGCATTTCTCTGGCCTTATCCTGAACGCCCTGAGCCTTGCTCAAACGCTCGTTGATCTTCGCGAGCTTTTGCTGTGCCGCACGAGCCCTGTCGGCTGACTGAGCGAGCGCATTCTGTCGTTCGATAAGCGTCCTCAGGTGCGTGCCGGTTGTTCCCATCTGACCGTCAAGTTCGCGCAGAGCGGATCGATTCCGCTCAAGAGCCGCCTTCGACTTTTCAAGGGCGGCTTTAGCCTTGTTGAATTCGGAGACCATCTGGGCGGACGGCTCCCTGGTCGCGCTCATTGCTCTCCCGAGTGCTGCGACCTTTTCTTTCGCACGGATGTACTCTCGTGAGCTTTCGCCAACAGCCTTGCGTGCCTTTACGAGACCGTCCATCTTTGCGGCTTTCGCGTTCAGCGTAGCGAGTGAATCACCCATGCGGGCGACGGTCTCTTGCCCTTTCTTAAATGTGCTCGCGAAGTCTCCGGAAAGCTTCCCCGCGATCTTGAAGGCGATGTCGTAAACCTTCGACATGAGGTCACCTCCTTACGAAAAAAGGCGGTTTCCCGCCTTATTTTTTCTTCGCCGCCCGAGCTTCCGCTTCGAGCTGCTTTGTGATCGTCCTGTTCCATGATGCGAGCTCAATCAACGGCTCTTGCATCCACTCAAGCGCACCGCCTTTCATGACGCGCGCAATGGATACCGCCGCAGACTTGACCTCGTCGTCAGGATCAGACCGTTCTGCAAAGCCGATCACCCCAGCAAAAAATTCGCGACCTCCTGCCCGATCGCGCAGTAGTCCTTCGCCGGCAAGCCTTCCATGAATTCAATCGGCTGCTTTGCAGCCTTCGCGGAAAGGTAGACGCAGAAGTCCGTGTCGGACGCCATCAGCGGCGAGAAGTTCCCTGCGCGGGTCCACTCGCGCTTTGCGGCAGACACGTCCTTGCCGGTGAGCACGTCGAGATCGATCTCGATTTCAGTGTACTTCTGGCCTTCGAACTCGTATTCCTTCGAGAGGATGTACTTCATGAGATTCACTCCTTTATGTTGGGATTGCCGGGGCACGGCTCATGCCGCCCCCGGCGTTGTGCTTTACGCCAAGCCCAGGTCCTTTCGAACACTTGCGAGCTTGTCTTCGCCGTCGAACTTGGCGATGAAGTTGTACTTGTCGATTTCGATGAGTTCCTTGCCATTCACAAGGACCTTCATGTAAATGACCTCAAACTCGGTTTCGCTGTCCGTCGTGGAACCGACCTCAAACGATCCGAGGGAAATGCTCTTCGGCGTCGCACGCAGAGAAACACGCACAGGAACGGAAGAATATTCGCCGAGCGCTGCGTCGTAGACCTGCTGCGATCCGCGCAAATCAAGCGCATGCGCCTTTTGGTTTGCGAGCTTTGCAAGCTCCGGCGTGATGGTGCGCCAGGTGAAGGTCGCAGTCATCGAGCCGAAGTGGCCGAGAATCGGGCTTTCAACTTCGCCAGCAATGCCGGCTCCACTGACCGTGTCACTCATCGCTTCGATGGACGGGAGGTCCACATTCGCGACGCCGAGCAAGTCGTTTCCGTCGTTGTAAACGCGGAAGTTAATCAGGCGCTCGGGCACCTTGTTTCCAGTTGCCATAATTCAAGCCTCCTTTTATTCAAACAGCGTCGAGAGATAGCTCGCGTCGTATTCAAGGATGAAATCGATCTCGCGATTCGGAGACGGCGGCGTCACGTACACATGGAAGCGTGCGATGCCGTCCATCAGGTCCGTCGTCGGGTTTTCGCTCTCAAGGAACTCCACGCGACCGCCTAGGATGTACTGGCGAGCCGCAAGCCCGTTGAGCCAAATGTTCGCGCTGTCAACAATCGTGTCAACTTGACGACGATTCAGGGGCGCATCAACGCGCTGCCAGAAGGTCTGCACAAACGTGTTGCCGACCCAGTTGAACATGCGTCGAACCGGAATGAAGGAATCCTTCACGTCCGTGTTGCCCGGGTAGCAGGCCATACGGTTGCCCCAACACACCCAGCCGCCGATGAAATTGAGCGCCGTCACGACGCCCTGGCCGTTCAGATACGCGCCGTTTTCAGGCCCGAGCCAGACTTCCTTGCCGTTCGCCAGGACCGTGGAAGTCATCTGGAAGTTATTGTTCGACGGGCTGACATACGGCGTGCTGTCGTTTTCACCGTCCACCTTGCCGATAAGGCCCATGAGCTGAGTACTCATGTGGTACGCCGTGCCAGAAAGGGCAAGCATCGGCCAACATGCGACTTGCGCCTCATCGACGACGTTATTGTTGTTCTTCCATTCAGCGACCTTCGAGTAGGAATCGACGGTGTCGGTCGGCACGTCAATCAGAGCGATCGCACGGAAATGCTCGTTGATGTTGACAGCCTTGGCCGCCATCACAGCCGCGACTTCAGGATCGCTCGAATACTTCGGAGCAACGATCTGCCCCGGGACAAGACGGAAGCGCGGGAAGCACTCGCTGACAAGTTCAAGACCGCTCTTTGCACCTTCAACGGAAACGCCGCCGATGATTTCCGACTTCGTCACAGCAGACGGATCGAGCTTCTCAACCGCCAAAGTCAGAGACGTGCCAACAGGCACCTTGAAGTTATCCTCGTCCTTCTTCGACGTGATGACAAGGTGCCCCTCATCATTGAAGGTCGCGACGAAATCCGTCCCTTCCTGATAGGTCGTAACTTCCTGAGAAAGTTTGAGAGTCGACAAGATGATGCCTGGCTCGGCAATTGTTGCAGAGCCCGTCTTAGAGTCAAGCGTCACCGTCTTTGCCGTCGCCGTCTTCTTGTGCTTCGTAGGATCAAGCACGTTAACAACGATGATCGGTGCGACGCCAAAGAGAGCGAACTGCGAATAAATCGCCTCACTCAGTGTGAAGTCGTACTTTTTCAGACCGCTCGCGCTGTCCTCGACCGGCGGCACGTAGCCAAAAGCAGCGACAGCCTCGTCATACGAGTAGCAGAGAACGGGCTTATTGACGTTGGTCGGATCGGTCATATTGACCGGAGCAGTCCCGACAATGAAAGGAATAGCCGCCTCAACCTGCACCGGCGGCAGGATAGAAGTCGGCACTTCGGAGATTTTTACCCCGTGGTTGTATGCCATTTGATGACCTCCCTAGAGTTCATTTTTGAGTTGACGCACATAGGCGTGCAGGATGTCGCCCTTCACGCCGATGCGCTTTCGCGCTGTCGCCAGTTCAGACACCGGGACAAAGAGACCGCGCAGGGCCTCACTCTTTTCGCGCATCGATACGATGTGCGGAGGAAACTCCCCTGCACGGAACACCGCATTGCGCATCAGTGCACCACCTCCAAGGGTCGGACCGATATAGACAACAGCTTCTCCCTTGGTGGTTTGCGCCTTTTTAGTTGTGGGTTTCTTCATAGTCATCAGAAGTCCTCCTCCTTATCAATTGGCTGCGGCGTGCGGATGTCCCACGCCGTCTGCATGTCGAGCTGCCAAAACGGATAGGGCTGCTCTGCATAGGTGCTCCATTTGATCGGATGCTTAAGCCGATACCGATTAGCAAGAACCATCCCAGGCAAGGAACACAGCGCCGTGCGAATGCGGGCCATGATGTTCAGGCAGTATTCGTGCCCGTCGTACTCTTCTGAGTAAGTCCCGACTATGATCGACACCTGCACTTCTGTGGAGTCCTGGTCGGTCGTACCCTCATCGGCCCGCACGAGAACGAACGGAAAATCGTCCTTCTGCCCTGACCGCTTCGGCGGTAGGTAGCCATTTATGATTTGAGGAGCACGAAGCTCCTCTTTCTCTTGTCCGCGTTCTGACTTCGTCGGCAAGGCGAAGTTCTTCACGGCTTCGGCACACAGCCCGCGAAGTGCGCGGGTCAGCTCGTTTTCGACCATACGAATCACCCCTTGTGTTTGGTGTATTTGTTGGTTTTCCCACCGCCGAGGAGATAGCCGGTTTCGTGATCCAGGCGCTTGAGGAAGGTCTCCTGCATCGTCTTTTCGACGTTGTCTACGACCTCGTTATTCCCAGACAGCACCGGAATGGCTGGACCGTAGACCTCCTGCACAGGAAGCGAACTCGTATCCAAACGCTGAAGAATCTTTCCCCGGTAGACGAACGACTTACCCAAAGGCTTCAAGCCTCCCCGTGCCTTGACGGCGACGCGCACCGGCTTTCGTGCATTGCCGGTCGTGTCAGTTTTCGGACGAGTCTTGTAATTCACCAACGGGATGCGAGGCCCCTTACTCGTGACCAGCGCTTCAAGGTCTGAGCGCGTCGCCTTATGGATGGTGAAGTTACGGCGAACCGTTGAAGCCTTGATCGTGTACTCCTGCCGGATCGTTGAGACCGCAGCAGAGCGTCCGGCAGTGGCCGCACGATTCATCGAACGACTGACGGCTGCCTCGTATCCGTTCGGAACTTCCGAGAGCAACTTGGCCGCCTTCTCAAGAGCGTTCTTGTTCCGCCCCTGCCCGTCGGAAACGATTACCTCTAGCGGTTTACTCATTGCTCATTCCCCTCCGTCACAATGACAAGCACGCCGCCCTCATTGCTGACAGACTTGACAAGATGAAGCGCGCCGTCGATGTTGAGAAGCTCGCCCTCGACCGGCGTTTCAATCACGCCGACTTCGACGTATATCGTCAGTTGGTTGACAAAAACGCCAAGGTATGAATCGTCGCCGTTCGCCTGCGTGATGATCTTGTCGAGAATGCACGGCACAACCTCATGGCCGATTTCGTGCTCCTCGGAAAACTCGTCGAGGTTGATGAAGACGTTCTGCACGTCAGCAGCAACGAAATCCTTGAAGGCACTCATCCCGCCACCTTCTTCGTCGTGCGACGCTTGACAGGTTGCTTGACTTCAACTTCTGGCTCATCTTCTGCTTCGGGAATCGGAGCAAAAGCAGCTTCCGGCGTCGGCAATGGAGCTTCTTCGACAGGGTCGTCCTCGACCTCATTCACGCCGACAAGCGCCAGATTTTCCTTGAGAAGCTGAAGGCCGACCGTATCGTCAACCTCGATCTCCTCACCTGCCGTGTAGCGTTTGCCGGAAATGAGAAGGTTTTCTAAAAGAACAACTTTCATTTCTGTCCCTCCTACGAAAAAGGGCAGGTCGTATTGCCTGCCCTAATTCGGTTTTTGTCGCTCTTAAGCGAGAGCTTCGATGACGTGGAAGCCGTGAATCTGCTGAATGATCGGCAGCGGACGGCTCTTGATCTGCACAATACGACCAGACGGGTTGGCGCGCTGAACCCAAGAATCAGGGACACGAGCGCCTTCGTAGAACTTGACCGCATCATCACCGGTCAAGGAAACCAGGCCGTAAGCAAGCATCGTCTTCGCGTTCGGGCTTGCGAGCATGCAGAGTTTTTCGGGAACCATCGGCTGTTCCTTGCCGGCGTCATCCGTGTACCACTCGTCATAAGAGTAGATGTCAAGACCGGAGTCCTTGAGATAGCCCCAGTACGTCACGCCATTCGGCAAGTGCTGCGGATCAATCGCGCCCATGTCGACGCGACGCGTATCGAGCTGATTGGCAGTCGTGAGCTTATCGAGGATCGTATCAAGCACCTTCGAGCCGCAGATCAGCTCGTGCGGCGTAAAGCCGCCGGACTGAATCATCGTGCGACGAAGCGTACGAAGATCGCCCATGATTTGGGCGGCGTCAGCAGCGTCCCACTTCGTGCCCAAAGTAGTCTTCGGCTGCTCCTTCGTCTCCAGGTGAGCCCAGTAGTTCAGAACTTCATCGTAGCCTTCGCCCTTGACCGTCACCTTGCCCTGGAAAAGAGCCTCGGCGCACATGACCTCTTCACGACGCGTGATGATGTCGTCGAGGTCGGACAAGTCCTTGCCGAGGATTTCGGCAGCACGCTGCGTCGGGCTCTTTGCGGAGTAGATCGTTTCGCCAGGCAGGCGCTTCAGCATGTCTTCTGCCGTCGTCACGCGCATCGGAGAAACTTCCGGCGCTTCGTAACTTTCCGTGCGGAAGCCTTCGCGCGTCAGCACGACACCGCCAACCTTCGGGTTGACGAAGGGCGCAATCTTGCGACCGCCGCGACCGATGATGTCGAAGTCGATCTTCTGGGTGTGGAAGGTCGGGCGATTCGTAAAGTAGCGATCGCGCAACCAGGTGGAATTGCTCTTTTGGCCTTCTTCGACCATCGCGAGCATCGTGCGAGTAGTAAACATATCAATTGCCATTGTTGTAGTCCCTCCTGAGATTTAGATGCTCGGCTTGAAGAAGATGCTGACCTGACGAGCAGACGGCTTGAAGTCCGCAACGGCAGCGCTGTTCTCAGCGTTAAAAGAAAGAGCATCTTCGTTGAATTCGCCGGTGAGATACACGGCAGCGACCTTGTCGCCGGAAGCCGTATCCACGTCCTCGGCAAGAACTGCATACACTGCAGAAATCGTCGTCTTCCCAGAGTCAACCTTGCAGAGCGTGCCGTCCTTATCAAGCAGAGCGCCGCGCTTGAGCACGCCCTGGCTAGTCTTGACCATCATGCTGTCAGCAACAACCGGCATGATCTGCGACGCAGCGAAAAGATTGTCGACAGTCGTCGTATGAGTTTCTTGCATTGCCATTTCTTCTTCCTCCTTTACTTGCGAGCGAAGGCGCGCGCACCTGCTTCAATGGCCGCCTTCATTTCGGCGTCCTGCTTTGCCTTCGCTTCGGACTTGGGATCAAGACCCTCGTTGCCTTCGGGTTCGATGCCCTCAAGTGCCTTCGCGTCATTCGCGCGAGCCTTGAGCATCTGTGCGCCGCGAGCCTTGTCGGCCTTCAGGATCTGAACTGCAAGCGCTTCTGCGGTCGTCTTGCCGTCGAACTTCGCAGCGTTTACAAGGTTTTCATGACCGACGACAGCGATGTCTTCAATTGCCTGAATGCGTGCACGTTCCTGCGCAGCGCCTTCGACCATTGCTTCGTTGCGGATCACCTGAACCAGTTCAGGGTGTTCCGCCTTCAAGGTTTCAAGATTCATTTTCCGAACCTCCTTCTTTTGAACTGCGGACGCCTTCGGCTCTTCCGCGTGAATGAAACCTTCAGGTGCATTCGCAAAGAACTGCGCGCTCACCTTCAGGTTGTTGACCATAACGGCGTCACCCACCGCACGGTTTTCGACGACCTGGCTTTCGTCGATCTCGTCAGCAAAACCGAGCTCAACCGCTTCCTCAGCAGTCAAGAACGACTCTGCGTTCATTAGCTTGTCGAGAGTCTTTTCATCGAGACCGGTCTTCTCGCTGTAGATGTCGCGAACGCTGAGTCGAACCTTCTCAAGGTTTTCTGCCGCCTCCTTCATCTCGCGCGGCGTCAGAGCATCGGTGCTCATGCGCACGGGATGGACGAGCATCATTGAGCCGCGCGGCATGACCACCTTCGCATTCTTGGCGCTCGTGATGATCGTGGCCGCACTGGCCGCCATGCCCGCGACGGTGATCGTCACCGGGCCTTTATGACGGGAGATCAGGTTGTAGATCGCGATCCCCGTGTATACGCTCCCGCCCATCGAATTGATGTAAACGTTGAGCGGCTGGTCGTCGCGAACTACAGCCATGTCGGCCTTGAAACTCGACTCATCGAAACCCTGATCCCAAAAGCCCCCCCCAACCGACCCAAACAGGTCAAGCCGTGCGGGGGCATCTTGAGCAGCCGCCGTGAATTGATAGAACTTGTTCTTATTCATCTGTTTCCTCCTTCTCCGGTTCCGTCATCGGTTGAGCCGGAGCTGTCGCACTCAGACCGTCTTCCCTGCGCATTGCCTCCTCGCGTTTGCGCACAGCGTGGACCTGGTCGTACTTCATGCCAGTAAGCTCAGCCGCCTCTCGTTCGCGAGTGCTGAAGCCTTCATCGACTCGAACCTTCGCGGCATTGGCTTCCTTCAGCGGATCGAGCTGTCCCTGCGCATCGCCGAACCATTCGGCCCCGCACCATGCAGCACGGATCGCCGGGTCGTCAAAGAAGCCGGGCGCTTGCACACGCCCCTTCAAGACGGCCTCGGTGAGCCACTCCTCATAAATCGGCTGACAGAAATTCCCCACGAGCCATTCGCGGCGCATGCGGAACATCTTCCAAGCCTCGAGAAGCGAAGCCCTCGACGCGCTGTAGGACGCTGTGAAGTTCTTCACGAGAAGTTCGTAAGGAATCTCAAGCGCCGCACCGATCTGACGACAGATAGCAATCACGAAAGGATCAAAGTTGGGGTTCGGTCGACTCGGGTCCGCAATCTGAACCTCTTCACCTTCATCAAGGGCAACGATCGAGCCGTTCCCCATCTCATAGGCGTTTGGGGCCTTGTCGACCTGCATCGCCGGATTGAAGGCCGTCGCGAGTGGAGAATCGGGAGTGTTGCTCTTGACAAAAACTGTGAACATCCCGGACACGACCGCAGCCATCAGTTCGGCCTCTGAATACCTGGATAGTTGCTTCAGAGCCTCGATGACAGGAGCAAGCATCGGCACGCCTCGGCGCTGTGCTGGACGCTCTACGTCTGCCATGATATGCAGAACGTTTCGTCGACCTGTCGTCGTACCGAAAGCAAGCACGCGCTTCCATTCCTGCTGCAGGTCTTGACCGATGCGAGGGATCGCGCCCGGATGATGTTTCGCCACCCAATAGGCAACGGTCTCACCATACGTCCCGACCTCGATGCCGCCAAGAATGTTTGCAGTCGTAGAGGCATTGAGCGGATCGCACACGCGGTCGGCTTCAATGAGACCGATGCGCAGGTCGTAGGCGCAACCCTTGCGCGGAATGATCGGCATCGTCACAAAGACGTCTCCACTCATCAGAGCCGAAAGGAGCACCAAGGACTGAAGCTGAAAGAATGTCTGCCGGCGCTCGGCGTCGCAGTTCACGCTTTCAGACCACAGACGCCATTCGCGTTCGGTGTTCTCTTCCCATTCCTTCGCTTGCTCCTCTGTGAGACCGAGGAACTTCGCGTCGACCTGTGCATTCAGCGCAAGACCGGAACCGACAACGTTCGTTCGTACCGTCTTCAGAGCGCCGGTCGCAAGAGGCGCCCCCATGTAGAGATCGCGCGAGCGATTGCGAAGCGTTTCCAAGTTGTCAACGATGTCCGCATCCGCATCGCTTCCGCCGGACAGCCATCCGATCAAGGACTTCTTTGCGTATGAGCCACCGTGCCGTGAATAGCCCGAGTTCAGAATTTCGAGCTTTCTTCGTGCCTCGAAGCGCTTCAACGCACGCTCAGGACTGATCGCCCTGATTGCTTTGTCAAGCAGATTCATTTGCAAGCCTCCTTACAGGTCGCGAGGGACTGCGCGCATCACGCGCGCCCCCTTACGTCCGTTTTCGAGCTTGTCGATTTCGTTGCGCCAGTACTTGATGCGAGCCGCAATATCTGAAAGCGAAGCTCTCGTTAAGCTACGCGTTCCGATTTTGTAAGACTGGCCAGAGGCAACCGCGCGTTCGGCATCGAGCCACATCTTCAGATTCGCGCGGGCCTCGTCTATGGTGATCCAAGACATGTCAATGCCTCCTTATTGTTTGATGTACTCCAAGAGGACGGAAGCTTGACAACTGTTGTCATCAGCTCCAGTCAATTCCTTGAGTCTTTCGAGTTCATCTCGCGTCTCGCAGGTAACCTTGAAGACAAGTTGACTCTGAGGACTCTCGTCGTCGACCGTCTCATCGTTTTCGATTTGGGCCGGGATTTCCGCCAGAAGAAGTGCATCGAGCTCTTCCTCAGAAAAGCCCATGACATCAAGATTGAAATCAACGTCCTGAAGTTCACCGAGCTCGATGCGAAGAAGCTCTTCGTCCCACCCGGCGTTGAGTGCCAACTGATTGTCGGCAATGCGCAGTGCTTTCTTCTGCGCGTCGGTGAGCCCCTTCAGGCGGATCGCCGGCACTTCCTTCATGCAGATCGACTTCGCGGCCAATGTTCGACCGTGGCCTGCAATGAGCTCATTGTGTTCATCAATCAAGACAGGGTTTGTAAAACCGAACTCCTTGATCGATTCCGCGACTTGCTTTATTTGCTCGTCGCTGTGCGTTCGGGCGTTTCGCTCGTACGCTTTCAGATCGTCAACGTTGATGTATTCGATCTGCGTTTTCTGTTGTGCCACTAGGCTTCAACTCCTTTACAAGGTGATCCCCTTTGAAAGGGTTCCGCGCGACCTACGCGGAGCGGTCTGCTGCTTGAGTGCTCCCCCATTCGCATAAAACTCCTGCAAAAAATCGAAATTAGGCGAGAGAAGCTCCAGTGCAGCAGTCGCATAGACCGCGCAGTCAAGAGCCTCGTTTCGTTCGCGGATTTTCTTCCACGCCATTTTCGAGACACCTTTCTCGAAGTGTTTTTCAAGCACCTCAGCGGTCAGTTGCTTGAAGAAGTTTTCAGAGAAGCCCCTGTCCTCCTGCGACGCATAGTGCGCGAAGTTCGGACCAGGGTCCTGCACGGAAAGCCTGTTCATGACGAGCGACTTTCCACTGTCAACACCGAGCGTGAAGAGCGTTGCCTTCATCGCGTTGCTCTTCGTCGGCGTATTGATGAACGGGACACCGATGCCGCCGCGCCCCTTTACAGAGAAGACGCGCATTCGTTCGCGGGCTTTCGTGTACTGGTAGACATTCGTCGTATATGTACCGTCACCCGAGTCGACGCAGGCGCAAGCGACCGAAACATGGACGCCGTTTTGCATCGAATACTGCCGCTGCAGGATTGCATCAAGCTGCTGCCATGTTCGCGGATCGTCCGGGCGGCCATAAAGCACTCGATGTTCAATGCCCCAACACTCCCGCCCGACGCCCCATCCATAGACCGTGCATTCGAGACGGTCGTGCTGAACGTCGATGCCAGCGGTCAGTAGCAAGACGCCTTCCGGGAGGACGCCGGTTGGCGGATAGCTTTCGCGCCGGTTGAACAGTTGCTCCCAGTTGTCGGCGTCAGGGTTGATTTCCTCCCAGGCCTCGCCGAGCTTCAAATTCACGAACTCCATGAGGCCGTGTTTGTCGCGGTTGTGGTTCACCGAAACGAACTCCTCCACCAGATCGTGCAAATTGACCCAAGGCGAATAGAGCGCGTTGACGTGATAGCCCTTGATCTTGCTTCCGGGGTTCGTTGCAATCCAACGACCGCTCTGCAGTAGCTTCGGGTCGGGCTTGTAAGCGCCTCTCGTGATGCAACCGCACTCTGGACAATGCATGCTTGCTGTCATCGGCAGCGCATTCCCTTCGTCGTCTTTCTGCCAGGTCACGTTTGCCCATTGCAGAATGTGTTCCTCACCGCAATGCGGGCACTTGACAAAAAAGCGACGTTGATCACTGCGTTCATACCAGTCGTCGATCTTCGACGCGCCTTTGATCGTCGGCGTGCTAACCAGAATGATCTTTCGGTTTCCGAAGTTCTGAGTTCGCTGAATGGCGAGCTTCAGAGGGTCGCCTTCTTTCGTCACGCCATATCGGTCAACTTCGTCACAAAGCAGGACGCGAATCGGACGAGACGCAAGGCCAGCCGGTGAGTTCGCACCGACCAGAGCCAAATACCCGCCCGGGAAATGCTTCATGCGAATAGTCGTGCTTGACTTTTTCGCAGAGCCGCGACCGTCCTTCCCTTCTTCGAGCTTGCCTTGCAAGCCCGGGGAGTTCTGGAACATCGGTTCGATGCGCTCCTTCGAGAACGCCTCGGCCATTTCAACGGTCGGCTGAAGCATCAGCTGAGGAGCAGGCTCCTGGTCGGCGTAGTAGCCCATGATGTTCAGGAGCATCTCCGACTTGCCGAGCTGTGAAGAGCAACACATGACGACTATTTCCGTCCGTCGATCCGTTGCCGAATCCATCGGCTCCTGCAAATACGGCGTTCGGCTTGTGCGCCACATACCCGCCTCAGGAGACGTACCGGAAGCGACGACGCGGAACTTGTCAGCCCACTGGCTCCCAGTCAAACGAGAGATCGGGCGACAGGCTTGCGCCCACGCCTTGGACCAAATGCCCATCTCATCCCCCCTTTGCAAAGTGCGAGTCGTTGATTGTTTTCAGAAGGTCGCGGAAAATGTCCTCAAGGACTTCCTCGGCTTCGCGCTGCGTCCGATTCTCAAGCAGGGCCGAGTAACGAGTTGGGGCGGAAATCGCGAAGTTTCGGAGCATCGCTGCTGCCTCTCTCGCGTCCGCCTCAACATCGGCAACCGCTACGTACTCGCCCTTGAGCTTTTTGTATTCGAGGTCTTTGATCTTTGCGGTCGCGACCTCTTTTGCGAGCCGGGCCTTGTTGAACGCCTCGTTAACGTTCAGCGCAGACGATATTTGCTTGTCGTCTTCGTCATCGCCCGTGAACACGTCCGCAGTCTTTCTGGACGTGCGACGGCTCGCCTTTTTTCGTTCTTCAGACTTGACCAGAGCCTTGAAGGCTTTCAGGCCTTCTTCTAACGGAATTTTTCCGTCGACAAGAGGCAGCTCGCCAGTCTTGCACTTCCCGCTTACGTATGCGGCACTACGTCCGACCTGGCGCGCAAACTCTCGCATGCTGACGCCATCGTTCGCCATGCCAACACCTCATTTTGTTTGGTACTTCCATCTTCACGCGTTCGCGCTTTCGCTTCAATACCGGCAGGCACCGGCAAGCGTAAACCGTTCACGAAAAGCGTAAAGTGAAATGTTCATGAACACCCTTTTGAAAATTGCATCTAGACCGTTTTCGGGGTCGGAACCGCCCGCAAGGGTCTCAATCCCCCGGAAGGACCCGTGCATGCTTGCGCGGCTTGTATGGCCCGCGCTTTCCTCGCCGTTGATTGCTGTTCTGCACTGCGTAAGTCGTCCACCTGCAGTTGTCTGGGCTGTACTCGCGGTCGTTGTCAATACGATCAATGGTGAGCCCTCGACAATAACCATGCTTGAGAGACCAGGTGCAGAAGACCTCGAAGTCATCGCGCCATTCATCGCAAACGAAGATGCCACGTGCACCGTAGTACTTGAACTTCTTGTTTGATGCGTTGTAGCAGCGCTCCTTCATAGTTCCCCAGATGAAGTACAGAAGGCGGTTATCCTTCCTGAGTCTTGCCTGGCGTTCAGCTTCACGCTGTTGAGCCATCACATCCTTCTGGGCTGCTTCAGCAAAGGAGCGGGATATATCCTGCCTCGCCGCCCCACCGCATTCACAGTTGATCCATCGTCCGCCGTTCTTCAGAGCTGTACGAATGGACGTGCCACGTCGAACGATCTCTGCGCCGCAGTTGGTGCACCTGAGCTTCCACATGGAATCGCCACGCGGCGTTGATCCCGCTGATGCAACGATCTCAAACAATCCAACGATCTGGCCGGGCTTGTGTACAATCTTTCTAGTCATACGACCTCTACTTCAGGTTGTAGAACGAGAAAGCCGCAAGAGTTGGTAGCTCCTGCGGCTTTCGTTTTATTGGGAATCTTATTGAGCGGGCTGAGGTTGAGCCTGCACAGGCGTCTGGCTCTTGTCATCAGTCACAGCATCGTAGATAGCGTTGCCGGCCATCGATCCTGCGGTCGCACCGAAGAGAGAACTCCAGAAGCCACCGCCGGAAGAGGCAGGAGCAGATTGATTCACAGTCTGGTTGATGACGGTCGTGTTCTTCTTCACGACTGTCGTGCGCTTCGGTGCATAGCTCTTCGTAGAAGCAGGACGGGAGAAGGAACGACCACCACTGAATCCACGACCTCCTCGTGCTTCTGCCGCTGTAGAAACGAAAAAGGCGACCACAATGGCCGCCACAATAGCTTTCTCCATTTTGTAACTCGAAATTGAAAAGCCCCCGAGGTTTCCCCCGAGGGCTTCAAAAGCTCTTATTTTCATCAAGCTTTTAGAACTACGTTACCCGTTGTCGTCAAAGATAAATATGTTATCTCACATCCATTCTTTAGAACGCTTTTACCGGACGTTTCGAATTTGTCAAATAAACATTTCCATTTGACTCAAAAACATCCCCCAAAAGAACTCTCAAAATAATTTTCGCTCTAGCAACATCTTTAGGGAAAACAATTTTCGAATCATGCACAGAATCCATATTCAAAATCTTATCAAAATGCTGAACCTTCGAAAAACTAGAAGCGAAATCAGAGCCGCTGTTAAGCACTAACCAAACTAACCGTCCAATCTGCGACGAATCACTAGTTTTCGCAATTTCTGAGGACTTTTCTTCAAAAATAGGGTTCGAAAAAAAACGTTCCAAGTCAGCTTGTGTAGCTCCAGGAGCGTAAGTTTCATCAAACTTCGGCAACGCCCTTCTAATCGTATTCACGTTTGCAAAGGTCAGCGTATTTTTTTCGAGATTGTAAGAGCCTGCCAATGAACTCGAAATTGTCAAGTAACTTTCTGTCACGCGCCTGACATTTTGAGTCCAATGAAAGAGACGCCCAGGCTTCAGAAGTAAGGCCCTAGAAAATCTTTGGATCATAATTTCATCCGTAATTGCTGGTGCCCAAAATAGCAACGCCCGACATATATCAAGCTCATCGAAGCTAGAAATTTGATCAGACGTTTCGCCCCCTATAAGCCTCCTCATCCCAGCAACAACACCGTCCATGTCTCCGTAGTTACTAATTGTCAGCCTCTCATCATCGTCAGCCTTGTACCGACCGTCATACGGAACACTATTCAAAGTCGAGAACTTATTCCATTGCTCCTGAAGCTTTGCAGATGCATCCTCTCTTGCAGTCGTGTCAAACGGTACGCCTAACACATCCGCCGATCCATCTTCACCAGAAAATACAGCTCCACAAACAAAATCTAAATCTTTACTCATCTTAGGCCAAACCTGCAAAATTGGGAAACTACAGCGGCGCGGTTCAGTTTTAATGGGTGCAGTCTTTTATTTGTCACCAACAAGGTCACCGTTTTCCCGTCCTCCAACTCAGCTTCATAAAAGTACAAACCGCACACTCTCAGCAGAGGCGAAAAAGGGATTGTCATCGAAGTCCAAGCCAAAACAATCAAGAACAATCCGCCCGCAATCCATCCAGTTGCTCCTTGAGCTTCAGGTTGCGTAAAAAACAACGGGAGGACGTAAGGCAAATACCCTAATAAACTGTCTGATCCGATTACCTTGATAGATTTTACCTTGATCGGGCTAGGCCCCACAACCTTCGCAAAGCATATTAACAACCAAACTTCTATTTTTCCGATTACCAAGTTTGCTACAGTAGCAACCACTAGCAACCAGACCACCGGGTCAGCGTAGGACGAGCACCAGGAAACCAATTCTGCAGGGAACTGCTCAATGAGTGAATCGGCAAACACGAACACATACGAGATGCTGATAGGGACAACCGTAGACAAAGCAATCAATGCTCTGTAAAGCCCATTCATTTTTGCCACCCAACAAAAGCGCTATCTTCATGATTAAAAAAGCCCGCAGGACATCTCCTACAGGCTCAATCTTCTTTTAGTGTCCAACCCCACCTACGCAAAAAGGCATGCCGTTTTCTGAAGATACACGTATCCCCGAAAACGGCCCCGCTGATCACACAGCTTCAAATTGTTACTGCTGAGTATAACTCATTTTGGCGGCATCCCTTCGAGTTTTAGGAGATTGTTTCGAATCATCTTCCTACCCATCTCCACCAGTCCATCAAACTCCCGCTCGTGAAGATTGATGCGATGGTACTTCCTCAGGATGCGCTTCAGGTCCATGAATGGCACATGGAAGGTGTATGCCACCCCGACAACCATTTTCGCCTTTCTGTAGCGCTCTGGTGCAACCGGGAGTCGTTCCCACGCCCTTTGCACAAGCAGGGCATCGCTGACATCCACCGGAGGAGGTCCGTCGTGCCGTTCGATAGGCACGTCGTCGTCCTTCTCATCGTCCGGCACAGCTTCCATGAAGGCACACAGCGGAGAGCGTCCCTGTCTCTTCGGGTCTTGGTTCCAACGCCCCCAGTTGAGCAGGCGATCTTCGAGAATCTTTTCTTCAGCGTTCATTCGTTTTCCTTGCTCCAGGCGTTTCTGCAGTCCGCGCAACACCATCTCTTCACCATCTTCCCCGCCTTGACATCAGTCGCGCTCACTCGTTCAATCGCCCTTCCGCAGAAAAGGCACATTGTCACAAGCATCGGGCTCGGTCCCTCGGGCTTCCTCTCCTCAATCGCCGCGCGCATGATCCACTCATCGCTTCTGGCGGCTCGGTCTGCATCATCCATGCTTCACCTCGTCAATAAAAACCTTTACACCCGGCTCGGGTCCGTACGCCTTTCTGGTCCGACTGTCGATCACCTGCGAGTCGTCCTCAAAAACGATCCCGTTCATGCCGTCCAGGATCGCCTTCTGCACGTTGTCAAGGTCCGGCTTTGAGACGTGATGCTCGACACCTTGCAGAGCCGCCAGACGGCGTTTTTTCGACCACGATGCGGGTACAGGGAACACAGCGAGAATGTCAACGCGCACTGCGTTCGGTTTTTCGATCTTTCTCTTGCCGATCATGGCTTCCCTTGCTCTTGCCGTCACCAGAGCTTCGTATTGACGCGTCTTGGCCGGTGTGAACGTATGCCCAGTGCGCGTGAAGCGCGGGCGTCCTTTGGGGACTGGAGCCCCCTCAATCGTGAAACCAATCATTTTTCCTTTCTCCTCAGTCCGTCGTAATAGCCTTGAATGAAGGCTGCTCTCTTTTTGGGATTCATTCGAGCCGTGAGGCTCTGGTATTTCGCCATCGACTCACCACGCAATGCGGCAGATCGTCCGAGGCGATATTCGTCACTTTCTTTCATGGCCCCTTCTTTTTTCATTCATTCCAGTCATCTCCTTCGAATACCCAAGCCACGTACATCGCGAAGAGCAACACCAGGCCAATCAAACACTCAATCGCATCCATTCCTCCTCCTTTCTAGGTCCCCCGTGAGAAGATTGAGGTTGTCTCCCCAGACAAACCATCAACCACCTCACGGAGGGAATCATGGATTTAGGTCTTTTCTTGTCCTTAGTCGGCGCAATAGCCGGCTCAGTTGCCGCCATTACAGGCGTATTGGTTTTAATGACACTTCAACCCCCATTCATACAAAACGCTTCTGTCAGTAAACATGGAAAGGTTCTGTGTTTGACCCTTTTCGTTTCTAGCAACCTCCCGAACTGCCACGTGACGACCGTTCGCGTCAAAGGGATGCGGCTTTTGAAAATCAGTTCACACATGGACGTTCTCCTATGGAAAGGTCAGATACCTTTCGAAAGATTTTCAAAGTCCGCAGACATTGACGTTCTGTTGCCGCCGTCGTGCGCGCCTTGCTCCATGTCCTTTTCTCTCCTGCCTGACTCCGATACGCCACCGTCAGTAGAGTTGACGCTCGGTTGGAGATGGCGATTCTTCAAGCGCAGAATCTCTTCCCACATAGCCCTCTGATTTCGATTGAGCATCCAGATGGTCACGGCCAAACAAACGACGCCCACGCTGTTGCCGATACAGCCGACCGACAAAAGGATCACGGTCCAGTCCATCAGATTTCCTCCTGTTGAATAGACTTAGCGTCTTCGCGCTGGAGCCGTGCGACAAAGGCATCGTGCTTCATGAGCGCACGTTCTTTCGTTGCGCTGGTGGCGCGGCGATGTGGGGCGTTGCAGTGCTCGAGGTGAAGTAGCAGCGTCGTCTCGTATCGGTCGAGCTTGCGTTCAACGAAGACCGGGTCCGTGCGCACGATCCAGTGGCGGCTGCGGGCGTCGATATACTCGGTGCGCTTGCAGTTGCGTCCGGTGAACTCATCGAGGATCATCAAAGCCTCCTTTCTGGCTTAACCATGCTCGACTCCACCAGGCCGATCAGAATCTGGTCGATCTCTTCACGAAGCCTGTGCGTCGTGTCTGCCACTTGCCCGATGTCAGGGAACTTGCCCGAGACGGTTCCTCTCAGGGCTTCCTCGAGTTGATCGAGGCTCTTGCGAGCGGCGACAATACCCTCACCGGCCTTAGTCAAGGCCTTGTTTCTTTCGTTAATCCACTGGATCGACAATGACACCAGATTTTCGTCTTCCTTCATTTGAGCTCTCCGGTAAGTGCCCGCGTTGCGGTATTGAGTGTCGGCAAGAAGCCTTCCCTGTTTTGAAAACGATTCGTCCCGATGTATCTCTGGAGGACTTGCGCAGATCTCGTGATCCGTACAATCCGAACAAAAGCATTGGCCTCGGTCTCTTTGCCGACTTCTTTGAATACAAAGAGAGAACCGTTTGTCGTTGCTCGGTCTGCGGCAGTTACAGCTACTGGGAAGACGGCAAGGTTGTTTTTCTCAAGCCTCAAGGAGTTAAGGCTCACATAGACATGCCAAAAGACGTCGCTGAGGTTTTCAACGAAGCTCAAGCTATCTACGGAAATTCGCCACGAGCGGCGTGCGCCATGCTGCGTATTGCGGCCGAGAGACTGGTCAACCATCTCCGCCCGGGAAGCGCCAAACTTGCCGATAAAATCGCAACGCTCGACATCAACGACCTGCAAAGAGCGATCCTTGATGCCTGTCGCCTTACGGGCAACGAAGCGGTTCACCGAAACGTCATTGACTTTTCCGAATCCAACGAAGAGGCTCTCGAGACGGTCAAGCTTTTGTCGAACGGCATTAACCGCTTGGTCGACGAACTGATTACTCAGCCCAAAGAATATGAAGCCTGCATTGCCAGAATGAAGGCTGCGAGGGAGGCCAAGAGCTGACATCAGAACACCTCCTCAATGCTCATGTCGGCGATGTTCTGGCTCTTCCGGTAGTCATCCCAGTCGAACGCGACCGGGTAGAAAAGCGTCTGCGTCCTGGACGCGATAGCGCCACCCATCAGCTCGAGATAGCCCTTGCCATCGAGGTTGGTGATGATGATCGTCGGATAGCCCAGCAGGCCCCTCGCGTCGATAATCTCAATCAACTGATTGCGCTCGAACTCACTGCCGGTAGAGCGGCCCAGCTCATCGATGATGAGGAGCGGGCAATGAGCCAACAGTTTTGCGAGAGCGTTGGCCTTGTCGGACCTGCTGCGGAAAGCATTGAACAGCGTCAGCGCACGCAGGAAGACAGGCCGGAACCCCTGATCACGGACAACGGACGTAATGGCCGAAGCCAGGTGCGTCTTGCCATTGCCGAAGTGGCCATGCATCAAGATGCCCACGCGACTGCGTGCCTTGTCACCAGACAGGAGGCGCTCAGAGAAGCGCACAGCAAACTGCCGGCAGGCCTTGAAAGCCTTCTGCTGTAACGGACGCTTGTCACCTTGTGCAGTCAGCCTGAAGTTTTCAAAGACCTGATCCTCACCATAGGGGGAGAGGACGTCACCGAGAACGTCAGCGAGCTTGAGTGAGTTGTCTCTGAAGTGATAGAGGACATCCTCACGACGCCGGCGCTCCTCGACGCAGAGAGGACACTCAATCCGGTCGGCCTCCTGCCCCGGCATCACCTTGACGTGTTGCTCTCCGTGAACAGCGCAGTCAATCACAACTTCTGGCAGTGCGTCGTATTCAGCACGCTCCTGCTCCTTCTTGGCTTTGATGATGGATGCCAAGTTATCCAGCCGGTTAACCGTAGATGCACGAGAAGTCATTGTCGTGTCCTTCAAATCGAATGTTGGTTGATCGTTGAGTCTGTCGCGAGTAGGTCTTGATGTTTCCAACCCAGTACCTCCACGCGGCCAGCCAATTGCTGAACTTGTTGTCCTTCGAGATGTGGAAGTTGACGAACTTGGTGAACTCCGTCTGAGCGTTGATGCTTGGATGCTTTGCTTGTGCGTACTCAAGGTATTCAGGCGGGATAGAGTCGTCAGGAGAGAAAGGACAGGAAGTTTTAGGCTTGGCTCTTGTTACCTTCGGCTTTTCGACCTTTTTACCGTCGTTGGTAAGATGGTCGGTTTCCCACGACGCTTGCGCGGGCAAGCTCTCTGATTGAGTAATTGACTGAGTATCTGACTGAGTATTGATAGAGTAGTGTCCCGTTTTCGGTACGACTGTCGTCCCGTTTTCGGTACTACCGTCGTCCCGTTTTTGGGATGACCGTTGTACCGTTTTTGGGTTGTCCCCTTTTTGGGTCGTCCCGTTTTCGGCACTACCGTTTTCGGTCCATCTGTCAACGTGGAGCAGGTACTCATTGGAGTTCGTGCTAACGCGCTTGCGCACTGTGATCAAACCTCTATCCGCAAGGCGCGAAATCACGGCAAAGACGGTCTTTCGGTTCAGTACCGTAAGGCCGCAAATGCTCTCGACAGACGGAAAGCAGTTCCGTCCGTTGTCGTCGGCTTTAGAAGCAAGAGCAAGTAGAACGAGCCGGTCGGCCGACTTGTCGACCTCGACGTTCCATGCCAACGCGGATAGCTTGAAGCTCATAGCTACTCCTCACAAACTCTGCGGGTCAGCTTGTTCAAGTCAGAAGCCTTCGCTCCAGTGATACGAGCGAACTCCTCGACATACTTGGGACTCACAGAATTTGAAACGCACCAGTTGCGAACCGTCTGGCGCGTGACGCCGAGCTGTTCGGCAATTTCCTTTTGTGCTCCACGCTTCAATCCTTTGCGAAGCGCGTAACGCTCGAGCGCGATGAACACCGTTGTGTCGCGCATGACTCCTCCATTCGAACGGGTAAATCTACTTTACCGTATATTACCACAAGCAGGACAATCTAACTTACCATACCTACGTTAAATCCTCTTTTACAATGGTCTTTCACTACGGAGGAGTTATGTCAGCAGTTAGCGAAAGAATTGGCGCTCTCGTGAAGTCTTCCGGGCTTTCGAATCGAGAGCTTGCAAGACGCCTCGGTACAACTCACGTCACCATCTCGAACTGGCTAAACGGGGCGTCTGAACCGAACGAGTCTGGTCTCGAAAAGCTATGCGAATTTTTCGAGGTTACGCCTGCCTACATAAAGTACGGGGACGGTAACGCCCCCATAGGTCAGACGATCATCTCCGATGACGTCGTCTCCATTCCGCTCATCAACGCGGAGGTTTCATGCGGACAAGGCTTCCTTAACGACAGTGAGCTCGTCTTGATTCGTTTCGTGCGCGTCTCAATTGAGCTAATTCGCCGATACTGCCCGACCGCGAATCTTCGTTCGCTGCAGATCATGACGGCCTTTGGCGATTCTATGGAGCCCACTCTTAGTGAAGGCGATTCTGTCATCGTTGACGTGTCGGAGAGGACCGTGCGACGCGATGGCATGTACGTAGTCCGCATCGGAGACGGCCTATTCGTCAAGCGCGTACAGATCATCCCCAAGGGGCTCCGCCTCCTTTCAGACAACGAGTTCTACAAGCCTATCGACACCACCGAAGAGGACATCTCCATCGTTGGCCGCGCCTACGTCGGCCTATGTTTAAAGCGCCTCTAACCCCACCCCATCCACCACAAGAGCCGGGCCTACGCCCGGCTTTTTTGCATCCCCATTTCGCCAGTTTTTGACATAGGTTAAACCCGCCTTTCCAAATCCCTACAGATTCATTTACCACGCACTTTCCACTCTTACCGTTCTATGGTAAACTCACTTTAACGTTACGGAAAGCATTGCTGTCCGCAACACTCTCGGTGCGCTCACGTAGCGTGTCGGGGACCGCCTGAGAAGCGGCTGTAGCTTTGGCTAGAAGGGTCTAGCGACGCGCAGTACAGCTCAGAACGGTAGTCGCAAAGGTCGCGCATGAAAAGTACGCAGGACGGCTGGAGGGCATCTTCCAGTGCGGTTGGGTTGGGGACCACCTGAAAACGACGCAAGCTCGCCCCACGAGCTAGATCAGGATCAGTCTTCGGACAGAGGGCATGTTAGCCCCGAGCGGCCTGAGCGCAGACGATGCGCAGCCGCGACCTGATCGAAAGCCGATTCAAGCCCTTTCAACCGAGAGGGCTTAGATGGGTTTTCGAAAGGAGATAACAATGGATGTTGAAATAATCGACAAGCGCC